TCTAGACTTTTTAGGTCACCTATGTATTCCTCAACAAACCCTCTTCCATAGTCCTCAGAATCAATCCTCGTAAACCTCAAGGGTATGAATGGATTCTTGTCCTCCTCGTATGTGCCGTAGGAACTTTCTATTTCTTGACCTTCTACCTCTTGTCTTACTTCCCATCCTGAGTCTGTCTTTTTGACACAGGTGTATAGGTCGTAGTTCTTTTGTCCGTAGTCTGAATTGGGTGTAGTGATTTTGGATTGTACCTCCTCAGGTAACATTAAGGGACTCAAGGATTCTACTGTAATAATCTCTAGGACATTTCCCATTGCATCACGTTTGACCACATAACGATCTAAACGAAACACACGCATACCACCATCTTTAGGCATGTACACGAGAGCATTACCAGTAACGATGAGATGCTTAAGTGCTTCAAAGACAGGTACTCGTATTGCCTTAGCTTCGATCTCTCCCATAGCAGATCGTTCAATACGTGCTAACCCTTCTTCTACTGCTCCTCTCTGGTTTGGTCCCACTAGGTTCTCTAGGTCAAAGTCATCTATCGTTAACCTAAAGAATGGCGAG